AGAATGCCCAAACAAGGAAAGAAAAAGACTGCCAAGGCTGGTGCTAAAATGGCCCAGTCAGCGCGTAAAGCACAGAGTGTTTCTAACTCCGTGCCTTTCGCCACAAACAAGACGTCTGTTAACAAGCCAGCTCTTGTACAAGCTAAGAATGGAACTTTCGTTATCAAGCACCGTGAGTTTGTAGCTGATGTCAGCTCCGGTGGCATTGATTTTGCTTTGACTGCTTACCGTATCAATCCTGGAAACGTTAATTTGTTCCCGTGGATGGCTGGTTTGGCGTTGAACTTTGAAACGTATAAGTTTCGGACGTTGCATTTCGACTACGTCCCAACTTGCTCTGTGCAGAATGCTGGGTCTGTCGCCATGTCTATCGACTATGATGTGCTGGACGAAAGTCCGGTTAGTAAGACTGAGATTCTCACTAACAAAGGTGCCAGAAGTAGTGCACTCTGGAAGAACTTGCGCGTCTCCGTTAAAAACGAAGATGCGCAGGGGCTCGGATTGCGACGCTACTGTTTGGCTGCTAGTGAGTACTCGGCTATTAGTGTCGTGTACCCAGACAAGGCTGATCCGAAGACTTATGACTTAGGGTATTTCAACATTGCCTTGTGCAATTCAACTGTTGAATTTACCGGTGAGTTGTTCGTCGAGTACGAAGTAGAGTTACACACTCCACAAGTGCGTGCTATTGACATCTATGAGTCCAGTGGTAAGGTTAATCCCTTGCTTGGTGTCTCTAAGAATGTCATTTTTGGCACTGCGCGTAACGTGTATGGGTGCATCCCAGAGGATGGCATCAAGTACATTGGCAACAAAGCTTACATGCTGTTAAAGCATGGTGTTGAGCAGTTGCTTGAACTTGATGGTCAAGCCGATGCTGCGACTACCGGTTTCGCTCCAGGTGTGAAGTTGGTTGACTTCGATACAGCTGCAGAGTGTAAGGAAGGCGCGATTACCACTAACTATGTTCATACGTCAGCGAATGGACAATGGGCTGGTGGTTATAACGTGACTTCTCATTATCCCGGTCGTTCTGGTGTCGAACTTGACTTCTCTGGAATGGGCCCTGGTCTCTTAGACATGCATGCCCGCCTTGCGCCATATTTGGCGAAGTGGGCGTGAGTCCAAGTGGGGTTTGGTCTACCCCTGTGTGTCATAACTGTCTGTGGACGATATTGACGCTGTCCTTGCTAGTTCCTCAGTGATCAGTGAGCTGGCGGTGGCGGTCGGTTTATTTCTTTATCGAACGCTGCTGGTTTAGTCCTTTTGGTTAAATGGACACCGGAGCTATTGTGCGACAACCGCAACCTATGGTGCGTTCTCTCGATCGAAATGGTCGAAGCTAAAAGTCGTATGAGGCTGCTCGGGTGCCGAACTAAATCTAACGGGTTTTCTGCGAAG